AGTCGCTCTAGTTTGATTTTCATATTTTTAAAATTAGTTTCTTTTTGAAATTTTAATAATTTTGATAACTTACTTTGTAAATTTTTGAGTTATAATATTAGCTTTAATTTTAATTTTTTATTTTTACTAATAGCTACGAATTTACAATTTTATTTAAAAATAAAAATCTCTTACTAGAAATTGACAATTATACTAGGGAGTAAAACAATTGTCGCAAACAATGTAAATAATAATTTTGTAAATTTTGGTGCTTCTGATCAAAAGTCGGAAGTACAAACAACAGAAAACACGAATACTACGGGCACCTCCGTCTCCTTTGGAAATGCAAATAAAGATGTATCATTGGTGGCGCCCGTTGCGGAGAATTATTTCTCTAGCGTGAGAACTAGGGCTTTAATAGATTCGCCTATTCGCTATGATAAATTTCCTAAGCTTAAAAATGTCCCGCCCCAGCTAGAAATGGATTATTCGAGGATTCTTAATAAACCATATTTTATTAAAAATATTCCTTGGACCACGGCCTCAGTAGGAAATTTAGCGAATATAAGTATTCCCACAGATATTCTAACCAATCCGTTGGCTAGAATACCGTTTTCTGCATCAGTTTTTTATAGAGCAAGGTTGAATGTTGTGTTGCAAGTAGCAGGTACGCCTATGCACCAAGGGTGCATTTTAGCTTCAGCCGTTCCATTGGGATGTCTCGCTAACACAATATACGACATGAACACTCGAATGTGTGCTCCTCACGCTTTTTTGTACGCTAATGAATCTACAGCAGTTAATGTAGAAGTTCCTTTTTATGTAAATTCAAAATTGCAGCTTGTTGATCTGGATGGGCAAACAGTTTTGCCTGCTACTGATTCAGCAGATTATGCTCAAGTGTCTCTTTATGTTTTAAATGCTTTGTTGTCACCAACCTCTGGTTCCACCTCTCTTTCAATCACTGCGCACTTTATGTTTACGGAACTTGAATTCTACGTGCCTCACGTAGATGTTACCTGGGTGCCATTTGTAGGTCAGTCTTTTTCGCAATCTGTTACGAAAGCGATTGACGGAGTTTTTTCCGTCGGAAAGAAGTTTACAAGTGATATCCTAGATAATACAAGATCTTATATCAGAAAGTGGACAGGATTGCATTCTCCTGACAATCCCTTGATTAGTGAGAAGGATGCGATTGTTTTTAGGCAGAATTTGAATACGGTCGACGCAACAAATTTCTATGATAAATTGGATCCTTATACACAATTCGAGAGAATCACAACTGATTACACTTTCGACACACATGTCGACGAAATGCATCTTAAGGAACTAATTTCTAAACCCCAGTATCTTGGAACATTTAAAGTTGACACAACAGATACTGCTGGAACTTTGCTGTGGTCACGTCCTATAACTCCGCTACAGGAAGTGAGTGATATTTTTTATACTGATTTCAATGGAGATCAACAGTATACAAATATATCTTCAAATCTTTTGCAAACTTTTCACTATTTAAGTAGATTTTGGAAAGGTGGAATTAAAATTTATATCCAATCTGTTATGAGCAATTTTCATTTTTGTAAATTAACACTTGCGCGTAATTATTCCCCAGCCAATCAAGCTTTGACCTCAACACCAACTTTTGATAACATTTCTAATTTAATGATGGAGACTATTGAGTTTTCCGCAGGAGGTCAAATTCAAGAGGTAAAATTACCTTTTTGCTCCGCTTTGAACCAGTTGCCGTGTAGTACGGATTTCACGATGAATGCCATGCAGCATGGGTCTTACTATATTTATCTGCATCAACCGCTTGTGACGAATGGTAGTGTTGCTACTTCAGCGCTCTTCAACGTTTATATAAGTGCCGACGATGATTTTGATTTCTTCGGGTATGCTGTTAATCCACTGTTGAGTGGATCTGCTTACCAAGCCAACCCAGTGTTGTCTGTTCGCGAATCTGAAGAGGTAGAAAAAAGCGTCGATCTTATTTCGTTCAAGGGTGAATCAGCGACTGTACCTAATGGTATAAGCACACAGGAATCTTTGACATTGCAAGAACATGCAAATGAAAATGATTCGGATGTGTACGACCTTAGGCCCATTAAAAATGTTAGAGATTATACCAGACGTATGTATAAAGTCTACTCGAAGCGTATTGCAGCGCGAGAAGCAGATGGTTCATATGGTATGGTTGAACTAGGTGTTGCCGATTTACTTGGTATGACCCCAAAAAACACGTTGGATACAAACTACGACTTGCGAGAGGATTCTACGCTCGGTATAATCAATAAAATGTACTTGGGTTTGGCTGGCGGTGTGAAATTTAAAGTCAATTTAAATGGTACTGCATTCGGAGAAATTTGGTATGTTCCACCTAGTATCGTATATGATAGAAACACGAGGTCTTGGGCTAGTGGTGATGCACTACCCAATGTCGGTACAGCTCTTTATGAGCCTTTGCGTGAAATGTTCCAATTTCCAGAATTTACCCCACCCGCTAGGGCCTATGACACAGCATATTCCGTGCAAACAGTTGGCATGGAGAGACCCAATTACATTATCCCAGGTTCAGGATATTTGATGTCCGAAGAGGATCCAGGTACCGACACTAACCGAATGGCTATGATGTGTTCGCAGTTTGAGTTTAGGGTTCCTTTTATGTCTCCTTTCCGTTTTGTTGGAAATGGAACTAAAGTGAAACACACTGGGAATACTAGTTTGTTTAATCTAGCGGCTAATGATCTTGGCAACATTGTGATTAAATATGCTACTCCCATAAACTACATTCCTTCACAAGCAGAACAACCCCAAGCGGTTTCTATCGAGGTATTTTGTGGCTTTGACGACGTAGCCCGTCTTGGTTACCAAGTGCTTGCCCCAAATGTGGCGATAGGTGCTTATGGTGTAGGTACTGCTCCAACGCGATCCTTTTATCAGCTTCTTCCGACTGTGTCGAATATCGCTCCTAATGTTGACGCAACTCCAAAGTCAACAGTATCATCCGCTCCTACGAGTCCGGGTTTGTATTCAGTACGTGCTACGTACTACACTAAAACTACATAATTTTTTATAGCTCTAAATTTTTGTATGTAATTTTGTAATTTTTTAAAATAAATTTTAAGAGCAATTTTTAAACTTTTGTACTAATATAGTATCCACAGGGGACTATAAAAGTACTGTGGATATTTATTGCTCTTCGCGGAGCTTTCTCTTTTTAAATATCAG